GACCTGATTCGCTTCGACCACAATTCACAAAGGTTTGTTATGAGAGATTTACGCGCCCCTGCCAACGCATTCGAGTGGAGGCGCTTTGTTGTAGAGGAGGCCGAGCGCCGGGGCGACAAGCCAAGCAAGTTAGATGCTGGCAACACATCTCGCAAGCGAAGCATTGCATCGACGCAAGCGATTGAGCGCGTGAGGGTAAGTCAGCCTGGTTACGGCACTATCGGAATGGGCAAAAAGACGGCGGCGCTGATTGCTCAAAAGCCCAAGACCTTTGCTATTTACAGCAAGGCTCAGACTAAAAGCAAGGGGCGCGGGTTTCTGTGAAGTTACGCAAACGTGCTGGCGGTCAGGCTGACTTCAGAAACACGCCGACTCCAGCCACGACCGAACGCATCCCATGTGGCCAAGTTCTCCAAAAACTTCAGCCGCTTGTCTTGGTAGGCGCTGATTAACTCGCAAGCCGGGAAGCTGGCAACGGCTCGCAATGTGGCAGGGCCAATCAGACCGTCAGGAACAGCGCCAGCAGCGCTTTGCAGCCACTTCGCTGCACGGCTTGGGCCTGAGTTAACCGCAGCGTCAAAGACCACGTAATCAAGTCCTGCGGGCAAGTCGTCGCCTTTAATCTTGTCCCAGTACAGCTGCTTGTACATTGGCCCGATCAGCTCCGGCGTAAGCGCCCGCATTTCGGCTTCATCAACTTCGCGGCCAATCCAGTTTTCCCAAGTGCGTTTTGTAACTCCAAGGTTTGTCATTCCGCCGGGGTCTTTTGGATGATTGACAAAACCACCTTCATGCCGGAGGACAGACTCAAGCGCCGCGTCAAAGTTGGTTCTCATTTTGCAACGCCTTTTACTTTTTCCCAAGACCGGCCAACTACGTATCCAAGCATCACCGTGCCAAATAGCGTAAGGATAGGCTCAGGAATAGCGTCCATCCACGCCTTAAAACCATCAGTAAAGAGCTTTGCCGATTCCGGGTGGAACACAGTCAGCAAGCCCATTGGAATAGCCCACAACAAAAGAATGTAGACCACGTAAAGAAACGACGGCCTTGCCCGGCTTGTCCATGGGTCAGCAGATTGCGCTTCAGCAAGAATGACGCTCATTTGGGTCTTCATTTCTTCAAGTTTGCCATCCTGAGCCATCTTAGCAAGCTCTAGCTGAGCGATTGCTTTAGCTTCCGGGTCGGGGATCAGCTTATCAATCAGCTTAGAGCCAATGCCAAGGAGTGCTGTTAGGGGGAACATAAATTACCTTTTCAATTCTGAGACATTATTTCCCATTCAAGCCGCTAGCAAAAAATCCAACAATTGCAGAGGCAAACGAAACCACTGTCATGCCAAACCAAAGCCCGCCCCGACCTTTATTTGCTAACGCCACCAGCTCTTCAAGCTGGCGCTCAACCTTGTCCATTTTTTTGTCCATGTCTTGGACTTTTTGCCAGAGAACGCCGTATTTCACAAGGTCAATCTCATTGCCATCTGCCATAACTTGAGGCTCCAACATTTAAAGACCTTGGCCTGGTGTGATGTAGACCGTAGCTGCTGCGATTGACAGGCCGCTGAACCATGTATCTTTGTTGAAACGCAAGATTTCTACGGCACCAGGCAGCAGAACGATGGCGTCAGAAGGCGTACCAGCCACCGGCGCAACTGCTTTATCTGTAGCATCTGCCGCCGATACTCCAGCGCCTAGAAACACGGTTGTAGTGCCTGCATTAACAATGCGGTATTGGCCCACAGCCTGCGGGTCAAACCGGACCAAGACCGGCGCTTGCACGCCTGCCGGAGCTGTTGCAGCAGCAGGAACAACAATTGTCTTGCCTTGGGGATTAAAGGCAATCTGTGAGTTATTAGACATTTGTTAAATCTTTCAGTTGTTTAAGATTAAGAGTAGTTTACTGCGCTACTACTTGTCGGCCAAAGATGTTTTCGTAATGACCCGCAGCGCTGCGATAGCGCCTGCAATCACCATGCCCACAATGCTTTGCTGCATCGGCGTTAACGCAAGCTGGACGATAAAGCCCTGCGAAACACTGAGCACAGCCAGCGCCACGGAGAAAAGCATGGTCTTGGACTTGATAATTTGGGTTAGTGTCGGCATGTGTTGTCCTTGTTGTCGTAGGTCAGGCTGGGTAAACTCAGAACCGTCAAGTTTCATTTTACAGCGCCAGCAGTGTTGCAGGTGCAGTTGCAGACGCTGCCGTTCCGCCTACACCGTTATTTATGATGGTGTTTCCGATAATTGCGAGTTCGCCGTAAACGGTTTGCGTCAGTAAAGAACCCGCACTATTCCCTTCAAGCCTGTTCATTGTCACTTTAGATAGTGTGTTTAAGGTTGCGCTGTTGTTTGACGCGATGCCGATACAAGGGCTGTTAAGTGCAGCGGGCTGAAGAATGTAATTGCTGTGTATCTCTACCAATGCAGCTACAGCATAACCCCCGTTATCGCAAAATATCGCACGCTGACTATTTGCTGACGGCATCGTCAGGGTGTTGTTAGATATAAATACCCGGTCACTGTCTTCTACTATCAGCGAGCCAATAATGTTGTTGCGGTGGATATGAACGTTCTTAAAGTTGTAAGGATTGGCAAATCTTACGGTACTTGCGCCAGTTCCATTAATGGCAACAACGTCATTGCTTTCAATGTGCAAAGATGATGCCGGACCTGAACCCCCCAAGACAAGCATAGACATGTTTGCCACATTTGTTTCTACGTTGAAAATGTTTTCGTTAAACATGGCCATACCCGCCAATGTCAAAATAATAACCCTTGACCCAGCAACATCGCCATCAAAGTAAAAGTTATTCCGGCTGCAAGTAAACCACGTTATCACCACTGCGCTGTTCATGGCGTACTTCCCCCCTGTAGGAGTAAGAACCGTGTTGCCGCAGAATGAAACGCTTACAGTACCCGCTGACCACCCGGTATAGATGGTAGTCTCGTTGTACCCCACCAGAGTCGATGAAAAGTAATTACCTAGAATGTTAACGCGCACAAGTTGGCGTTCAATAAATACCGGCGATTGAGTAACTTCAACAAAGTTATTAGAAATGTTAGTTTCTTGGATTTGAATCAATCTGATGCCATTACCAATTCCCTGAATGTTGTTACCCTCAACAAGGATGGGCATCTTGAAGGATGCGGTCCAGGTGGGGTTCACTTGGGATATGTCTCCATCAACACTCATTCCATAGGTGAATGTACCTGTGATTATGTTACCTGTGCATGTACCCCGAATAACGGATTGCGCTACTCCACTCGCATTGTGCGGCCCGAAATCGTTAGCATACATTCGTACAACTGTAAGCAACCCGGTTGCGCCAATTACCATATCCAGCAGCTTATTGTCGTTAAATGTGAAGTCGATGCAGCCCGAAAGATGGGCACATATCGAGCTAATATTACCTGCGTAACCGTTGAACACGTTGCCCGTAAATGAGGGGGCGATTGGTGAGAATATATTTGTTAAATTGGATGTAGCGTCGTAGAAATATATATTTGATGTAAATCCTACGTGGACTGTAAAGCCGCCATTAACGATATTATTATTTTCAAATCGAAGGTTTTGACCGGCCTGTATGAATAAACATCTGTCTTTGCCCCCGCTGAAATTATTATCGTGGATATAAGTGTTGTCGCTAAATTGACCACCAATGCTCGGAAAATAAGAGCCAAACGTAGCGGCAAGTGCAGGAAAACTTGCGTCATTTGTGGTGAATTTGAAACCTGTGATTTCTACATTCACCGATCCCCGTTTAAGGAAGAAAGCCGCGCTTACTTTGTACTCACCAGCGTTTCCCCCGACAACGGTTGAGTTCACGTCATCATGGTATTGAACAATCGTTGCACCGTTGCCATTCAGCTTCACGTTTCCAGCGGTGATGAATGCCATCTTCATTCGGTAAATGCCGCCCGGCTGAAAGTTAATTTCAGCCGCCCCGCTGTCAATAGCCAGCCGAATTGCTGCCGTATCATCTGTAACCCCATCCCCAACAGCGCCAAAATCATTAACACTCACACTCTCCCGCAACTTCCCCTGCACCGTAGTAGCCACAGCCCCAGTGCCTGCGGGGTCATAAATAACATTACTTGCATTGATGTCACCGACAACCACATCGCTATAACGCTCAGTAGCAGCAGGCGCAGAATAAACCACACTGCCGTTTTTATTCATGACCCTGATGCTGTAATCGCTGTCAACGTATACGCGCGCAGGCGTGCCACTGTTGGCCGGGTAGCCGCCAAGCGTGCGGATGGGCTGCACTGCCACAATGGTTAGTGCTGCGTCCCAATAGGCGTTGATCGGATTGACTTGCGGGTCAAGGTTAGCTGTGCCAATCCAGACGTAACCGGCTTCAAGCGGCTGGCCGTCAATGTCGGTAAAAATTGGGAATGGGCTGGATACTGATAGTGCGGACATTTATGGGGTCTCCTGGTTAGGGGGCGGCTTTGCGATTTAGGATTTCTTCCATTGCTTTAATGGCGTTTTCTTTGTTAATACCTTTAAGATTTTCCGCTTTTTCGGCCATAAGGTCAAAGGCTCGTTGAGCAAGGCCGCTGAAATTGCCTCTGGCAATGTCTGTTCCAGTGCCCATTGCTGCTTCGGCCACTTGGCCTTTTAGCGACGTCTGTGCGGCTGCTCCAAACATTCGGTCAAGCTCGTTAACAAAAATCAGTTGATTAACAATGTCGTCATTCAAACTTAGGCCGTACTTTTGAGAAGTCTGATTTGCTTGGTCAAGTGCGTCGATCAAGTTTGCGCGTGTGCCGTAGTTGCTGGTTAGCTTTCGCATGGCAACACCAAGCGCTTTATTGGCGTTGTCAGAGTCAAAATTAATACTTGTGCCGGCAGCCTTTTGCATGGCATCAAGTGCCGTAATGGTCTCCGAATACTTGGTGTTGGCTGCTTTGTAGACCGGAAAAGCATCGCCAAGCGACTGGTTTAAGTTGCGGCGCAAGCCTTTTACAATGCTTTCAGCTTCGGCGGTCAACGGGTTTGCCAAGTTTCGTTTTCCATAACTTACCTGGGTGTCAATAAACCTTTTGGCGTCGTGTACGCCTAAAGCGTCTGGAGTTTGCGTTTTGCTGAGTCGTTTCAAAACGATATTAAGCAAGTTCTCAGCGCCTTTGTCGCCTTCAATTCTTGAGCCCTCAAGGTTGACTTTTGCCACTCCGTTTTTGTCAAGATTTACTTTTACACCAATGTTGTCAAGATCGCCCAAGAATTTGTTAACCGCTGGGTCGTAGTCAACATTCTGGCCGCGAAGCCTGGTTTGCGCAATGCGGTCAATGGCTTTGCCTGCCTGCTTGTTGGACTTGGCCAAAAAGTCAATTCTAGCTTGCACGGTATCGCCCAAGATGTCGGCAGGCCGGTTAAGTGTGCGAAACTTTTCGCTTTTTTCGCCCATCTTAAACAAGTTGAGCATCTTGGTCATAGCGGTGCGGTCTTTGTCGGACGAGGCTTTGATGCTGGCAACTGTGCCATCTTTCCAGCCTTGCTTCAAAGCATCGGCGGCTAAGTTGTCTGGCACAACTTGCGACCCGGCAATTCTAAAATTTACAAAATCAGTTGATTCCGGAGAATCAATCATTTGCTTTCTGACAAGCTGTTGAGATTGCGGGTCAATCTTGCTTTTGACAGTAGAGCCAATGCTTTGCAATGATTCTTGTGTAGTAGTTTCAGCGCGAGGCAGTGCAAGACCTGACGTAGACGTCATTTGCTGATTAATTCCAGCGCCTGCCGGGGCAACCGTTCTGGCCACTTGCTGGGTCACTGATCTTACTGCCGATGGGATAGATGGGACAATAGCGCCGCCGATTGTTGCGGCAATTTGCCCAACTGGTCCAGCACCTTCTTCTTTCGCAATTTGTCCAGCGCCGGCTGCTGTCCCGCCAGTGATTGTTTGCAGACCCGGCGTGGTTGCCATCAATCTGCCAACTTCTCGCGCGACAGGGCCGGCTGCCGCTGCTTCAACAGCTTTGCCGACAGCAACTCCGCCGGCACCGCCAGCCATGCCTGCCGTTGTGGTCTGAACAATTCGCTCGGCTGCTGTGCGTGGCTCCTTAACTCCGACGCGAGTTAATAGATCGGCCAGCGCATCGGTTGGCATAGTGTATTGAGTGCCAAACAAGCTATTTATTGAGCCCACTACAGGGTCGCCGACCATTCCGGCCAGGGTAGCCGCACCTGCCCCGGCAATCGCGCCCGGAATGGCTCCTACGCCTGCGAATGGCGCTCCAAAAGCTGCCCCAGCAAGCGCGCCAGCGGCTGGCAATGCAAGGCCACGGGTTGCAGCGCCGGCAAGACCTGAGACTGTGGTTTCTGGCTCAAACCTTCGACCTGCGGACAAAGGCTGGGCTTGCGTCGGCAGTTCAGGCCGTGCGGCCATTGCGTCTGATGCTGCCAACTCTTCGGGCGTAAGTGATCGAACGCCAATGTCAACGTCTGTAACTTTACGGGGCTGACCCGCCATAACTTCCGCGCCTTGGCTTGGCTGAGTAGTTTGCACTGGCTGACGCTGCGCATAGGCAGCTTGTGCCGCCTGGCCAATTTGCGCGTCAGTAGCACCATCCGGACCCTCGATCTTAATAATGCTTCCGTCTGGGGCTTCAACTTTGTAAATTGCCATTTTTTTGCCCTTATCGAACTATTCGAAAACCGGCTGGCATACCTGGTGCTGGTGCGGCAGTGCCACCAGTCGGAGCAGCGCCACCAGCAGTTAACTCAGCTCGAACATTACCGTACATTTCGGCCGCTGTTGCTCTTCCTTTTTTCATGAGGTCTTTAATAATTATAAGGTTTGCGCCAATTTTGGGAGGGGATTGACGAAGACTCAAACTAGCCAACGAGCTTTCTAATTTTGCGCCTTCTTTTTCGCCAAGGGCACCAAGACCACGCATTTTTGCAACTTCAGCTAAAAACACTTGCGATTGCAAGGTTTGAATTTGCTCTTCAAAATCAGCAACTCTTGAATCAGTAGTAATTATTCTAGATTGAATTGGGCCTGTGGCGTTTTTGACAACATCGTTAAAGTTGCTTGGGTCAACTTTTCCGTCTTTGGTTGTACCAAAGTTAAGAAAAATTTGATCAATTGTTGAAAGAGTGTTGTCAAAGGTTGTTTGTGCCTTTTGCGATTCTGAATACTTTACTCGAACCTTTTCGTCTCTTACTGATTCTGCTTCGTCTACTTTTAACTGCAACTCTTTACGCTTTAAAGTATTGCCTTCTCTAGCAATGTTGGCTTCGATTGCTGCAACGCGCTGGTTAGCACGGGCAATGTCTTGCATGACTGCGTAATTGTTGATCTGTGCATTTGTAAGTTTCAAGCCAGCCAACGCGGTGGATTTACTAAAGTTTGCAGTTGTTACGGCTGTTTTGGCTTCTGCAACGGCTTTTTCTTGGTTTGCTGGCGCCAAAGCCTCTGCCCTACTGGTTGCAGCAGCTTTATCGGCCGCCTCAAACATTTCTTTTGCGCCTGGAATTTGCGTTGTAACTCGGGTCAAGGCTTTGAAGGCCATGCCTGGGCCTTGCTTTGGATTTTCAGCCGCGTCAGCAATGCGTGAGTAAAGATCGGCTTCTTCGGTGTCGCCTGAATTTTTTTGACCTTCTGCATATTGGCGCAACATTTTGACACCAGCTGCTGGGTCAAGTTCTAAGGCAGAAAGCATTTGCGTGTTTGCACGCAACGTGCCTTGAATTTGTTCTTTGCTAAAGTTTTCAATAAAAGGCCGTAAAGCATCTGCATGGTCTTTTGGCAATACAGCGGCAAACTGCAAAGCATCGCGCATAGTTGGGTTAGGCTTTGAAAAAAATTGCTGTTGTGCCTGCGCTAATTTTTGCTGTTGAGCCTGCGCTTGTTGACGCTGTTGCGTGACAAATTCTTGTTCTGCCATGCCCGCGCCAAGAGTTACCCCTTGAGCAGCTTTGGCAAAAGGGTCTGAAATTAAAGCGTTGTAGTTGATTGGCCCCATATCAGAATCCTTGTTCTTGTGCAGCAAGCATTGCAGATTGCTGTGATCCGATGTTTGTTCCGTAATTCAAAGCTGTGCCTATGTTGAAGCCATTACCGCCAAAGACCTTGCCAAAACCACCAGCGCCTTGAATTGCTCCAAAGCCTTGATTGATTGCCGATGTAAGCTGATTGCCTGCAAGTGCACCGCCGGCTTGGGCCGCGCCCTGTTGCTGCATAAGTGTGGCCACGTTTGCGCCAGTTTGCTGGCCAAATGCGGCTTGACGTGCGGCACTGGCTTGGCCAAAGTTGGTCATGCCGCCAAGCCTGCTGTATTGCTGCTCAATAGCCTGGTTAAGCATGGCCGGCCGGAACTGCGCCAGTGCCGCCTGTATGTTGCCGCCACGTAGACCGCCAGTGGCCGACGCGTTTTGCAGCAAAGCGTTTTCGCCCTGCTGAACTGCGGCTTGAAAGCCAGCGCCCCCGCTAATGCGATCAATGGCTGCTTGCTCTGCACCTGCGCCGCCGAGACCTAAGAAGGCTTGCTGTTGCGCTAACGCACCTTCGCCTGCTTGGGTGTAGGGCGATAGCAGTTTGGTGATTTCGTCAAACTGTCGGCGCTGCTCGTCAATTCCTTGTTGAGCTTGGTTTGCTTGAACGCCTGAGGCTTGCTGTGCACTGCTTTTGCCTTCAAAAGCGCCGCCTAGTGCACCACCAATAGCGCCACCAATGGGACCACCAAAATAACTTCCGGCAAGACCGCCGATAGTGCTAAGAAGTCCCATTAAAAACACCTCAATTTCTTGGATGCTGCTGGAAGCAAATTACTCAGCGTTTCTATTTTCGCACAAATTGGCTTTGCGTCAATCATACTGATCACGGCCTTCCCACGCTTGGCAAACACGCATGTCGTTGCAAATAAAGTTCAGCTTTTCGCAGTGGCCACGGTAGCCCGCTCCCTTGTCGTATGTGGCAAGTGGGATGCGCTCTATTTTAACTTGAGTCATGAAAGAGTTGTCGTAATAACTGCAATTTGAGCAATGCCGACGACGGGCGTCCTTGACCTCACTTTGCATGGCCTTGGCCAAACCTACGTAAAACGGATTGTTCGCATTAGGCTCGTTCGTCGGAAACTCTGGCCCGTAATGCCAGTCTTGTACTGCAATGGCGTAGTTCTTGCGGTTTTCCTGATTGGTGATAAATTCATCTTCCATCGGCAGGCCAGCAAAGCCCTTTGGAATCATCATGAAGTCTTTCATTGGGCTGTCCTTTTAAGTTACTTCGCGGCCTGAGGCGCGGATGGTCAGCGCAGTGGCTGTGCCTGTGGTGCTGATAAATCCGCCGGTGGCCAAGACTTGGCCGACTAGCTCGGGGAAGGTGTAAGTTTCATCCGGGGCAATGGCTCGGCTGTCAACAATCATGTTTTCTGCGCCTGCTGTACCGCCGCTGCTAACCAAGTTTACGCTGATAAGAGCATTGCTAGCCGTTGTGTTTGTTGCCGTGAACTTGTCAATGATAGCTGTGGCATTAACAACTGTGTATTGAGTGGTTTGCGCGGCCTCCATTTGCTTGGAGCCGATAAGGGGCTTTACGATAACAGTCATATGACTCCTTCAATATTGTTTGAAACGGTGAGAATGATAGACGGAATACCTGGGTGCGGTGCTACTGCTGCTTCCGCAAGTAGTTCAACCGTAAGGTCGTCAACAGAAAACATGATTTCCACGTAATCGCCAGCGTTCAGGTCAAAAAAGTAATTGAGCGATGAAAAGATTTCAGCGTTGTTGCCTTGGATTTTAATGTGGCTGGCACTGTCTGGCACATTGACGCCATTAAGCCTGAACCACAAATAAAACGCGCCTACGCCGCCTGCGGTTTTGTCCAACTGAAACGAGGCGTCAAAGTTGTAAATGCCGGGCGTATCCACATAAACCCGTGAAGTCGGCGTGCCTAAATAGACGCCACTGCTCAAGTCGGTCGTGTTAAACGTAATGGCCTTGGCCGTGTTAATGGTTGTGGCCGTTTGCGTGGTGGTATCGTAAAACGAGCCATAACGGGAACGTTTAAATTCGCGTGGTGGCGGGGCAACTTGCAGACCCTGCACAGCAGCGGCAAGCTGATTTATCAATTCAAGCGCTTGACTGGCTTTGTTTTCTGCTGCGCTTGCGCTGACGGACACTTCTTGGGCAAGCGCGGCTAATTGGGTTAATGCTTGCGTTGCTTTTTGGTCTGCTGTGCTGCTATTGATGGCCGATGACTGCGCCAACGTGACGATCTGCGCCAGTGCATCGTTAGCCGTTGCCTGAGCTGTACCCGCTTGGATGCTAATGCCTGTGGTGTCGCTGGATGGCGCGACCTCATCAACAATTTCAAACAGCTTTTCAAACTGCTTGATCTGCTCCTGATTTTTCAGGAACGTGGCAAGCTGGTCGCGGGTGAGATTTATCTTTTGTGTTGCCATTAATAGGCCAGTGGCTCAAGTTGAGCCTCAAGACGGATAAATGACAGATGCGCTTGCGTGTCGCCACGGAAACGCTGAATCCGCCAGTTGCGCATATGGCCTTGCTGAAACCACGCTAGGCGCTTGCGGCTGTTGCCGGTCGTGCCCACGCGGATGCCTCGGTCTTGGCTCCAAGACTGGCCGTCTGTGCTGTAGCTGGTCGAAATGATTGGGTTAACGCCAAGCGCTACGCTGCCGGTTAAACTTACAAGCTCCATCTCGTTAAAGATTGCGCCGTTGCCCTCGTTGTACACAATGAGCGTGCCAAACTCCCATCGCACAATCTGCGCCCAGTGGCTGCTAATGTTGTCGACTAGATAGCCTATTGCGTTTGACTGCGTGTCACCTACAAGCCACTTGTCGTAAGCCCAGACCATGTTTTTTGCGCGGTATTGTGCAAAACCAATTGTGCTGGTTGTCAGGGTAAACCATACGGGTGTTTGCAACGCTTGCGATGCGGTAGCGTCATAGACAATGGTTCGGTCCGGCAAATGGATGTAAAGGTAATTGTGGTTTTTGTCGTTGCGTGCCTCGAGCTTGACGGTAACAAGCTGAGCCTCTGTGTAGCCAAGCAATATTTGGTCAATCTCTTGCGTGCTAAGTTTTTGAGAGGTTGCGTTAACGCCAATATAAATGCCAGGCGCTTCATTTCGACCGCTGCCCAAGAAGGCGATTCCATTGAAAAATACGCAGCATCCAAACGTTCCGATTACGCCCTTTTGGATTTGAGCACCTTCGATGCGTTGGAAGGGGAAAAACTCGCCGCCCACGTTATCAAACACCTCAATCGTGTTGCGGTTTAGTGCGTAGATTTCGTTTCTCAGCTTGAGCAGGGCAACGATTGGGTCAGGGTCTACCTCTGAGCTGCCGTACTTTAGAGGGCTGACCTGCGTCGGGTCTGACAATTCTGTTACGACAAGCGAGCTGCCGTCTGTGGTCATGTAGTATCCATCTGCCCAGACAACATCGAGCACAAGACCAAGATCGGGGTCTGTTACCTGCACCAAAGATGATTCGTCCCAGTAGTAAAGCCGACCTCCAGAAGCAATTGCTAAACGACCAAAGCCGTAGTCCATTGTGACCATTTCGTTGGTCGGGCCGCCTACATCGCCCAGCTCGGTTACAACGCCGTTGCTGTTGATCTCGACCAGCTTTGTGCCCATGACCCGATACAGTTCGCCGCGCCAGTTGATGCCGCCACGGTCAATGCCTGGGCCAGAGCCGTTTGCCACAATGCCATCGCCTGGACGCAGGTAGCCTTTGCTGATGCCTGAGTCTTTTGGGACGGGAACGAGGTTGACCGGATACGACGTGCGCAGGTCTGGGCTGCTATCGGCAAAGATTCCGTTTAGGATTGGGATTTGCATAAGGTCACTTCTTTGCTTTGTTGCGTGCTGAAATGGCCTTGGCCTTTGTTTGTGCGTCAGACTTTGACGATGCACCCCAAGCCTTTAGCGATAGCAGCAACCTCGTTGGCTCGCCGTCTTTCATCTCGGGGCCGGGCATGTTGCCCATTCTAGCTAGGAAGCTGGCACGCCTTGGATTATCGCCAGTCTTGACGGGCGGCTTTAGGTTCATGCCTGCAACTTTGGCCGATGCTCTGCCTTTGGCGTTTAAGCCGCCTTTTGGATTCTGGCCTTCTTTGCGCGTAAAAGCTGGGGATTTCATCTGTAACTCGCAACCTTGGTGGCCATAAATTAAGCGATGCGATACCAACTGTTTAGCGACTGCACGAAACGAACGCGGAAGTTGTCTTGTGCTGCCAGAGTTGTGGGCACGCCATAAGATGCTGATGCACCGTTCAGCGCGAGCGTGAAGGCGGTTATCTGTTGCGTAGTTGTGACCAGCACTTCGGTTCCGTCTGGCGTCTGGGTGTTGAGTGGCAGGGTAATCGTGCCGGTGGCCAAGGTGCCAGCCGGTTGCAAAAGCATCCATTGTTGCTGACTGACTGGCGTGGGTACGGTGATGTTAAAGCCAGTCCCGGGCGTAGAAATGCTCGTGGCCAGCGAGGGGGATGCAAAAGTCTGCTGGAAGTAAGTCAGCAAGGAGTTGATTGACAACCTGCGGGCGTCGCCGTTGTTGGGGCTGTAGACCGGGATTTGATCGCCGGGTGATGCCTGCGAAAGCAAAGGCAGTTGATTGATGTAAGGCATGTCCTACTCTTTCAATAAAATTCAATTGGGCCGTCTGGACCGGCAAGCACAGGATCAATGGGGATGCGCAAAAACGGGTTGTCGTAGGTGCGCCAAGGCTTGCGGCCTGCGCCTGCTGGCATGGTGCTTGGTAGTTGCTGTTCAGACGGCATGGTGGCGCGCTGTAACAATGTGTTGTAGCTGTCTTTGGCCACGGCCTTGGTCTCCATCATGACCTGCTTGCCGTAGCTTGGGGCCAGTCGGATAGCAAGGTTGGTAATGATGGCTTGATTTGCTGAGTCAGGTCCAAGCGTTGGCTCGTCTAAGTCGCTGTCCTGTGGGCTGCCTGGCAGTGGGTAGCCCAATCGGATGCCCTTGCCGTTCCAGTCCGCCATCATTGCATCAAGGCGGCGCATAGCAGACTGTAGCTGCTCGGGTTGCAGGTCAAAAACATAGGATGCAAGGCCGATTTCCTCGAATGCGGCTGCAACGAATTGGCGCTTGCTGTAGCCCATGCTTATTTCCTTTTAAGTACGGTGTCGATTAACTCAAGCAGCTTTTCATCAGTGGTGCGCTTGCTGTATTTTACGCCTAGCTCGGATGCTTTGGCGATTAGTTCAATTCGGGTCGGCGGTGCGTCATCTTCGGCAAGTGCGGCAACTTTAACCACAATGCGGTGATTGATGCCGTCGAGTGGCCGTGATGGTTTGCGCACGCGCACAGGCTTTTTGCCTTTTTTATATTTCGGCAAAAGTATATTGTCCGACATTACTTGGCTTTCTTGAACGGCTTGGCGGTCTTGGCGGATGCTAAAAAATCGGCTTTACTGGGTGCGCCTTTAGCGCCGACTTTACGCATTCTTTCAGGCGTTTTGCCTGCTGCTTTTTGCGCCTTGATGCGGTCTTGCTTGGCGTTGATATTGGCGTAGAGACCTTGTTTCATTTCTTTGCCTTTGATCTTGGAATTAAAAAAGAAAGGGCCGAAGCCCTTCCCTTATCTCAGATTACTGATTAAACAGCAAGATGCCTGATTGCTCTGGCGCTTTGTTCACCACACCAAACAGCGTGTCAAGACGATATTTAATCGTCATGCTGTCAATGTCGTAGAACTTTTGCATCACGAGCTCAATGCCTTGGTCAGTGGCGGCGCGCATAACTGCAACACCAGCATCCGACGGCACAGCGTAGCGGCCTGGCAGGATTTCCAGCGAGTCACGCTGCCAGAACACATTCACCGAGGCGGTGTTGACGTTCAGAAAGACGATTGCAGCGGTATTAGATGCGGTTTCAACTACCACGTTTTTATATTGCAGCTGGGCATCTGTAGGCGTGGGAGTGGCACCGATGATTGGCGGTGTGATCGTCATGGTCGTGCCCGAGTCAACCGAGACAACGCGGAAGGTCTTCAATTGACCAGTGCTTTGCTTGGTAATGTGATGCGCGGCGAAGACACCAGCAATCGTGAACGCATCACCAGCGGCGACGTTGGTGGTAGCGGAAACGGTAACGACCTGGAAGCGGTTGTCAACGTTGATCTGACCGCCAACCGACGTCGATGTTGCCTGCGGCAAAAAGTTTGCCTGAGTGCCTGCGCCATTTGTGTCAATGGTCAAAGCGCCGCCGCCTGCTGCTGCTGTCTGGCGGTTAGCGTAGTCCATTTTGTAGGTGTCAAAACCTGCAACCATGCCGACAAAGGAACGCTCGTAGGCTTTGTCTGATTTCTGGTTGCCAAATGAACGTGTCGCAGCGGCCAAGTTACCGGCCAAGCCGTTGTAGTCGCGGCTGGAAAGAGCCAGGAAACGATCATAGTCTGGCACGCCCTGTTCGTTCATGATTGCGTCGCACAAAGCGATGTCGTCATAGTCACCAGAGGCGGCATCGATAGGCACGACCAAAGAACCCAAGCCAGCGGCAGCGTTCATAATGGCAATGTTAATGTCGCTTGCCAGCTTTTGCTTGGCGCTGTCACCCAAACGGCCTTCTTGCAGCGCGTCGCGCAGCTCAAGGGTAGTCAGTTCAAACGCAACCGTTTTGCTAAAGCCAAGTGTGGCCGGCACGGTAAGCTGTGTCATGCCCTGATAGCCCGAAATAGCCGTGCCGGGGGTGCTGTTAATTGACTGTGCAATATACGGCATTGGGCGGTGAATCGTGTTGTTGGCACGTTCCATCATCGCTGAATCGGTGTTGTAAACAGCGACATTGCGCGACAGTACTAGCGCATCCTGAAAACCTTCAAGGATGTCTTCAAATGCGACGCGCTCTTCTTTACTGAATGAATTTGCCATGGTTGGCTCCTAAATTAAAATTACTTGGATGCCGCGCGCTTTTGGGCTTTGTACTGGACGACCTTCGTCATATTGCCAGTTTTTTCAGCTTCGGCGCGTAGCCGTTCTAGGGTTGAGTCTACTGCTCCAGACGAACGACCAGTTGAGGTAATCATTCGTTCTGGGGCTGGGGCTGCTTTTCGGTTCGTCACTTTCAATTCCTTTTCAAGTTTCGCGACCGCAAAAGCAAACTTTACGGGGTCTTCTAGCTTTGCTAACTCTGCTGCCTTCTTCGGGTTTTTGCCGAGTGCGTAAATAACTAACGCGGGATTATCAGCGCCCTGCAATACGATTCCCTGTTGCGTGAGGTTGAAGAGTTCCTGGGCCACGGCCTCGGCGTCTTCGTAATCACGTACTTTAAGCTCAGCTTTCGCCTTGCCGTAGCCGTCTAGCTTTTCCTGCCAGGCTCGTTGTTGCGCTTGCTCTGCTGACCTAGATTTTTCAATCTGAGTGTCGACGTTGCGTTTGCGGTCAAACCAATCTGACAGGGCATCTTCGTACTTTTCAGAATCATAATCGTGATCTTCTAGCTTTGGCTTTGCACCGAGTAGGACTGGCTTGGTCTCAGTCGTTGTGGTGCTTAGCCGTGACTCTAGCTCACGGATACGCTTGTCTTTTTCCCGGCTTGTCTTACGCAGCTCCTTTACCCAAGCGGGTGCGTGAGTCTGCTCTTCTTGAGGCGGCGCTTCCTCACCAATCGAAACAATCACATCGTCTTCGTCGCTGTCGTCTTGGTCGTCTTCGGCTTGGTTATCCTGGTCGGCGCTGGATTGTTGCTCAGTGCCCACTTGCTCAGTATTGTCTTCGCCGTTGTCGTCGATTACTTCAGCTTCGTCTTCAAAGTTATTGTTTACGTTTTCTGCCTTTGTTTTCATCGATTACCCCATTCTTGACTCACCCAATTAAAACGGCTGGGCGGAATCCGTATGTGTGCAATTATCACACGATCTATTGCGGGTTGACAAATGGTTGAGTTTGGTCTTCAACCAGTTCGCTAATTTCGCGAGCCATATTAATGGCATGATCTTCGGTGTCAATGTCAATATTGGCCAAGGTCTCAACGGTTTTAGCGCGCGCAAGCTCTGCATCGGCTACTGTCTTGACAGTATCGGCACGGGCTTTGGCTGCTTTGGCTGTGGCTTCCTCGGCTGCGGCTTGCAGGAAAATGGCGTTCGGGTCTTGCGGCTTGTTCTGCATCTCGGCGATTAACTCTTCGGCTTCTTTGTCTGTCGGTTTTACGACACCCATGCGAATCAGACGCATACGGAAGAAGTTGCGCACCTCTGAGATGCCCTCGCCTTCCATGTTCATCATGGCCATGCTGCCCAGCACTTGCAAGGTCTCGGGGTCTTGGGTGATCTGCATCATGCCAGTGAGGGCGCGGACAGTGGCGGCTTTCTTGCTGCTGCTGCTTGGGCCTACGTCCACCGTCACGTCAAACTGGGCCTCGCTCAAGTCGTTCTGTAGCTTCATCTCGCCGGTCTCTTGGTCAATCATGGGCTTCATGAGTTCAACTTGTGCCGGGGATTCGTCGGCTCCGATGATCTTCATTTTGCGACCGTCTTCTACGTACACCTCTTTAGCCATGCTCAACCATATCTCGCCGCAACGCTTCATCGCTTTGCTGAAATTACTCATGTAGATGAAGGTCTGCATGTCCAGGCGCTGCTGGATCATCTCAACCGCTTTGCCTGAGATGTTGCTAACGATTTTGTCGCCCGCCGACTGGTTGCCTAAGATGTCCTGCATGTCGGTTTCGGTGACTTGCAAGAGCGCGGCCATCGCTGGTGGGATGTTGGGCGCTCTGGTGTAAGCGACTGGGCCTGCGATGGATTGGCTGCCGTCGGGTCCGGTGATCGGGTTAATCAGCAGGTAAGGGTAATCTTTTAGATTGTCCTCGGACCACATGACCTGATGGCCTGCAACCTGCTCGGGCGTGAGGATGGGTTTCTCAACGCTTGACAATGCGCTGATCTCACCCAGCTTGCTGAGTTGCATGTTCTTAAGACGCTGGGCATCCTTTGCCAAGCGGACGTGACCCATGCATCGCTCGATGTTGTCCACAAACCACCGTTTTCCGTAGACCGGCACGATGGGGATGCACTTGCCTGCAATGTAGCCTGCGTCCTCAAGCACGCGACCGCCGGACATGACGTACTTGCGCACCTTGCGGGTCTTGATCTTGCGTTGCCGGACCTCTTGGCTGCCGATGGCGGCCAGGGTGTCTTCTAGGGCTGGATCGTTCTCAAAGTCTTTAGCCCTGTACTTTTCCTCAGTGCCGTCGATGGCCCGAAAGATGCGGATGGTCTCGGTAACGTCCTCAACCTTGTAGTATTCCGCTACAAATACGACGTCTGGGGTGCTCCAATCAAACTCGTATTGGTGGACTGTCTTTGGCCAGTTGGTGGGGTTGTCGTCAAACTCGGCTTCGTAGCTGTCGCGGGTCATGGAATAGACAACATAACAAAACCGAGCGTCGGACTTGTCCTGGCGCTTGGCGTTAAGGTCAAAAAACACAGAGCTATCAGCGTCAAAGATAGGCTCAATCATGATCCGCTGGCGCTCGTTGTCTTCGCTCTCGTCGTCCTCGTACTGAGTGCGCAAGCGCCAAGCTCCGAAGCCGCCGCCTACTGCTTCCTCAAAGGCATTGTCATACGCCTCATCAGCCACGCTGTCTTGCTCGTCTGCGCGGTAGAGTCCGTCGCAGGTGTCGGCAAGCTGGTCGGCTTCGCTGCCGTCTTTGGGCGTGTAGTCCACCGTGATGCGGTTATTGCGGTACTCGCTGATGATCCGCATGACGGCAAGCGCGATCTTGTTAACCTCAAACTTGGGCTTGTTCTCGTAAATATCCCAAAGCGGTCCTTCCCACTGAGCGCCGCTGATAGAGTAAAAACGCCGGTCTTGCAGGCATTGCAATCTTTCGTCGCGCAGGGCTGTTTGGACGTCATCAAATTGCGCCATTGCATCTGCATGAAGGTCTGCTAATCGCTGCTCTTTGCTAAGTCGTGCCATATGTGTTCACCTTGGTTGGCGTATTTTCGCTCATTTTTACCACTTCGACAAAGTTGGTATTGGCTGGAAGTTCATTTGCTTGTTCTGGTTGGCGGTGCGGCGCACGCCTTCGCAAGCGTAACGCAGCGCGTCAATGACGTGGTTCTTCTTGTCTTCCAGCACTGGCAGAATCTTACCTGTTAACGGGTCTTGCTTATAACTGTAAAGCGTTAGCTCGTCAATTGTGTGCGTGCAACGCGGGTGAACAACGATGTCGTAGTTCTTTAAAAACTCAATACCTTCCTCAACCGACTTCGGGCCTTTAACCGCTGTCATGATCTTGGGGAAACCGTTCTTGCGCATGTGGCTGATGGTCTCGGGGCGGGCTGAGTCGGCCACGATTGGCCACTTCTCGGCTTCAGGCACTTGCATGAATAGCTCTGGCGTGTTGACGATCTCACAGCCTACCATGTAGGCCTCGTGGTCAATGTAAAGCGTGCGGCCAATGATGTGACAACGCACCAAGGTAGTCGGGTCAACAGCAAAGCCCCAGTCGGCGCCGAGCCGGTGGATCGCGTCGGCAGGTGCTTCGAAGTCGTCAATGCGCCAGTTCTTGAAGACCCGAGCCTGGCTGTTGGTTAGATAGCTGCCTTGCCAAACGTGTTGATATTTTTCTGGGTCTCGGCGCTTATCGTATTCCATCTCGTCTTTTAGGACGTGCGGAAACCAAGGGTTTTCTGAGAAGTTGACGCGCAGGACGTGGGCGTCTTTGGGCGGTGTAGCACCGCGAAGCAAAAAGTCTACCGGGTCGCTATGCTGTCGCGGATTCCAGGTGAACCACAATTCACTTTCAGGCTTTCGAATGGTTGGGCGCAGCAAGTCAAGGCTGGTCTGGCTTAGGCTTTGGGCTTCCTCAACCCAAGCGCAGTCGTATCCTTCCAGCGACTTGATTGAGTCGGCGGTGTGGTTCTGCATACCCTGAAAGATAATCATGCCGTCGCCCTTCTTGGACTTGATAACAGCCTCTTGCACTTCGAAATAGGCGCCTGCGTTCATGGCCTCAATCTTGGTTTCAAGCAAGCGTTTGACGGATTGGTTCAGTGATTTTTGAATCTCACGCACGCAAACCGAGCGCCGCTTCTGATCCAAGATATGCGCCTCAATCATCATCTCTGCAAAGAAGTGCGACTTTCCTGAGCCACGGCCTCCCCAAGCGCCTTTGTAGCGTGATGGCTCTAGCAGGGGGATTGCCCAGGCTGGGGTTTGGATTTGCAGAGTCTTGCTCATTGCTTGATGATGACGCGCTCGATCTTGCGGTACTCAATGGGCGCTCCATCAACACCGCTGTGCTCGTGGTGCTGCACTTCCTTCCAGCGCATCTGGGTCTTGGACCACCAGATGGCCGCCGTAGTGTCGCCTGCCATGACCTTTTGAAATAGGGTCTTGCCGACCTGTCCATTGGCCTTGGCTTTGCCGGAGATCAGCTCGCTGCTGAAGTGCTTGCGCAGAGTGTCTGTGTCAATGCCGTTGCGCACCAGAACTGCGATCTGCTCAATGGGCAGGCCGTATCCGGAAAGCGCTTCGACCTGTTTGCGCTCGGCATCGGTTGGCTCAAACGGCTTTCGGCCTGCGCCTTCCCGAGCGCCGCCATTGGGTCCAGCCTTTTTAGTAACCGATTTTTCAGTTGTTGGTTTCTTTGTTGCCATCTTTAACCTCCGCGAAAGGTTCGCCAGTTTCTGCGTGAGTTGCTATTTTACCTGTGAAGTCCTGCCAGCGTTTGACAATGACGTCGCAGTATTTTGGGTCCAGTTCCATCATTCGGCAGTCGCGGGCGGTCTTTTCGCAGGCGATCAGGGTTGAACCGCTGCCGCCGAATAGGTCAACGATGATTTTTTTGTCGGCCATTGAATAATAATCAAAGAACCAAACCACCAATTCAACAGGCTTCTGCGTCGGGTGAACGCGCTTTTTGGTGTCGTCTTTTGCCATGCCGTGATGACCCGACCACAAGATGCGCGCCACCATCCGCTTGTGCTTTGTTTTGGACCAGCAAAGTTCAAACGTGTTTCCTACAACCTTGTCCATATTGTCTGCGCACCGCTTGTCCCACACGACCCACGACCCTTCGTTTCGATTTGGAATCAAGTCACTGTAATAATCAGCACCCCAAAGAAAGATTTCCTTACAGTAATCAAACGCTGCAAAAACCGTGTTTATGAAATCAGGGCTGAAGTCGTCATTGTCTCCAATAACTGCGTTGAACCGCTTCCCGGTTTTTTTGTGCGCCGCGTCGCCACTAAACATTGCGTCGTAGTTTGTGTTGAGAAACATACCATAAGGCGGATCGGTAAACACCATATCAGCCTTCTGCCCGTCCATCAGCCGCTCCACCGCATCAATGCTAGTAGAGTCCCCGCACATTAGTCTGTGATTGCCCAACACCCAAACGTCGCCGGGAACGGTCGTTGGGTTTATTGGGGCCTCTGGCGCGTCGTCCGGGTCCGTAAGGCCCGGCTCAAGCTGTTCAGGCGTCAGCGCGTCAATCTCAGCTGCCGTGAACCCCGTCAGGTCAAGATCAAACCCCAGATCAGTCAGCTCGCCAAACTCTAAGGCCAGCATCTGCTCATCCCATCCAGCATTGAGCGCCAGCTTGTTGTCCGCAATAACGTATGCGCGTTTCTGCGCATCAGTCCAGCCGCTGGCCACCATTACCGGCAATTCCTTAATGCCGAGCTTACGGGCTGCCAGGACCCGTCCGTGGCCTGCAATCAGGCCGCCTTCTTCATCCACCAAGACTGCGGTGGTAAAGCCCCACTCTTTGATTGATGCCGCGATCTGGGCGACCTGCTCATCGCTGTGAGTTCGGCTGTTGCGTGCGTAGGGGATGAGCTTGCCAATGGGCCATTGCGCGACTTTATCGGCTGGGTTGGTCTTGGCCATAAATTAAAACCCGCCGCCGCCGCTAGTCGTTGTGCAAACAACATCCCCGTTAAGGGTCTTGGTGCAACGGGTGACGGTCTGCGCTTGAACGGCCTGAGCAGCAAAAAGCGCTGCAATGATGATGATGATGGTTTTCATAATTTACTTTCCTGTGTGATTTTGTGTTGATGCTGTATTGTGCTTCATGTTTTGAATTCTTGCCAGCTTCATTGCATCTTTAAGGTCGAGGCGCAGTTGCTCGGTTGCTTGCTGCTCGGCCAGCAGCCGGGTGTAGCAGTCTTGAGAAAACTTGGCCAGGTTCTCGTGTGACCATGTTTTGAAGTTTGGGGTGTCGGTCATTTGGCTTTGCTCATGTTGGGAGTCACAAGATCATGCCATCGTTTGTGGCAAGCGCGACAAAGGTAGCTAGTTGGCCACTGTTCGGCATCTAAAAATAGATACTGTGGTGCCCAGTGGTGTAGTTCGCCTTCTAGCTTATCGCAGACTTCGCATTTTATTTGTTCTTGTTTTTTTGCGTAATACTCTTGCGTTCTTGTCTTTACATATTCAAGTGGACCATTTTGAATTGCATAATCTAATGCAATTTGTTTTTTAATATAGTGGTTTGATACTGTATTGCAATCTATGCAGTACACCGGATAGACCGTTGAGCCTGAGACCGTGTTTGCTATTCCGATCTTGAGCTTTTCTGATCCGCAGTTCTTGCAGCTTTCCATGCCTTCTCCTCATTGTTGTAAATTTGCAACATCGTTTGGGGACAATGGGGACATACCTAAAGGTATATGTCCCCGTTTGTCCCCATAAAACTCGCCTTTGTCCGGGGACATTTGTCCCCATTTGTCCCCATTTGTCCCTTTTGTCCCCAGATCATTTTCCGACCGATTGGAGCATCATCGCGCTTGCCGTAACCTCGTCAGAAACAATCCAGCCGTGTAAATGTGACTTAATAATTTCAGCGTTCAGCAGGTTATAAATCAAGCGACCTTCTTTGCTGGGCTTTGCGTATGTCTGAGCTGTTGCCTCAGTTAATCCCTCAATCTTGACGAGATAATCTACCAGTGCGCTTTTACTCAAATAAGGGACTCCCTGGTTATTCTCTTTTGTAGTATTCCAAGCGTTTGTAAACTTGCGAATGTCCTTTGCATAATTAGATTCTTTCTTTGTTTTCGGCTCTGGAACTTCTGTCGCGATAGCAAAGACAGCGCCGTTAATCTGCTCGCCGTCTTCATCAAACCATCCTAGATCAACGGGTTGCAGCTTGCCAAAGAAGGCGGGAGGCTCTTCGGTGTCCTTCATCTTGGTGCAGGAGACTTCAATCAAATCGTCTTTTTTGCTTATCAAAATCTGTGAGTCAAGAGAGGCTCTCCAAGCGCTTGAGCCACGCGCCCTTTGTTTCGCCTCGATTGAGACGCCGACGTGGTGGTTAAGGCACATTCCAGCGTTCAGGGCGCGACCTACAATATGCACTGCGTTCAGCATGTTTCGGGTGTCCTGTGCGCTGTTTTCGTCGCCCTTCATGTGGTTGTTAACCGTATCAACAAATATCATTGCCGCGTCCTCGGTGGTCAGTTCTCGGACCGCCCCGATAATTTGAGCTGCTGCTGATGGGCTATCCATGTCGATGGCCTTGTTTGAAATTAGCAGGTTGTCCAGCTTGGTGATTTGATGGGCTTTGCACCAAGCGGCAACCCGCTGCCTCAGACCGTAGTTTCCCTCGCCAGCCATATAGATAACGACGCCTTCTTTGGTTCGGTTGCCGTGCCAGTCCATGCCAGCGGCAATGTGGCAGGCCATGTCCAGGGTGATAAAGGTCTTGCCAGAGCCTGATTCTCCGTAAACCATGCTCACGCCGTAATCTGGGAGCCAGTGCTTGATGACCCACTTGAGAGGGGCGGGTTGGCCAAGGTAAGAGCTGGCGCGGGTAAAGAAATATTCTTGAGTCTCTGCTTTGGTGGCGGCAAGAATTGCCTCTGCTGCCTCATTTCCTATGCTTGCTGATGCGCCGACGTCCGAATCAGGTTCGTAGCGAACAACTGATCGAACGATCTGGGATAGCTCGCTGGAAGGTAAAGGTATCTCGCAGCGCGTTTCGTTGGCGACCGACAAGGCTGAGAAAATTTCAGCTTCGGTGAATCCGTGCCTGCGCATTGCGCCCCCCATGGCAGCGAGTCCATTGTTTCGACTGCCCTGAATAAGCCCGCCGGCTGAAACCGCCTGGCGTTCGGCAGGTTTTCGCAATCCGTTGTAAGCCTGCATCCATTCGCTGGGTATTTTGAAGGGTGCAACGCCGTCAAAGGGGTCGCTCATTGCTTCCCATTCGTAGGTCCGGCCTTCAATGGTGGACGGATGGGCAACAAAGTAGCGACCGTCTGCCAGCAGGTCAACGCCTTCGGTTAGTTTGCAAGACCTAATATCTGGCGTGTAGTCGGCGATGTGGTGAAAACCGCCGCCTGCCGTCATTTGCATAGCACCGTCTGGGACTTTTCCGTTTTTCTCAGTCCACACTGACCAAGAGGTGTCGCCGCCGTTGCGCGGGTCAATGTCAAAGACAATGATTCCTGAGCGCTCGCCTGCTGCGATGCCGATGTTGAAGTCTGGGTTTTGCGCCCACCACTTTGCGATCTGCTCAGCGTTTGTTGTGGCGTCTTTTACGCCGTGCTGTGTCGCCGGGACTTTGCCATTTGGAACGACCGGAATGATGTGCCAGCCCCAGGAGGCATAGGTAAGAGCAGCCTCAGCTTTTGACATCATGGCTGGTCGTACCTTGCAAGTAGTTGCTTAACTTCTCCATTGTTTCAGGCTTGACCATCTTCAGCTTTTTGGCTGAGATGCGCCAGATTTGGGGATAAGAAAGTCCACAAGCGTCTGCGACAGATCGAAGTTTTCGATCTTTCAATCGATCAATAATTTCAGGCATAGTGAGCATTTTTTTTCGTCCTTTGTAAAAAATATCTAATTCCGTGTGAACTATAGCACGAAAATGGGTTATGATTGCGTCACTGCAAAACCAGATGTCCTGAAATTGCAGCAACAAACCGAAGGAGAAGCCAATCATGGCAATCAATTTAAAGACGACCGGCAGCCTGTCTGCCTCTGGGGTAAAGATGCTGGTGTATGGCCAGGCTGGGTCAGGTAAGACCAGCCTGATAAAAAGCCTGCCAAAGCCAATCGTGCTGTCCGCTGAAGGCGGCCTTCTATCTATCCAAGACGCTGACTTGCCTTACATAGAAGTCACCAGCATGACTGAGCTGCAAGAGGCCTACCGATGGCTGACTGAGGCGGATGAGGCCAAGGGCTTCCAGTCCGTGGCGCTGGATTCGATTAGCGAGATTGCTGAGGTTTGCCTAAACCACGAAAAGAAGGTCAACAAAGACCCGCGCGCAGCATATGGCGCAATGCAAGAGCAGATGGCCGACATTATCCGGGTGTTCCGCGACCTGCCTGGAAAGCACATTTATATGTCTGCCAAGCTGGAAAAGACGCAAGACGAGATGGGCCGCATCTTGTATGCGCCCAGCATGCCTGGTAACAAAACAGGCCAATCGCTGCCCTACTTCTTTGACGAGGTGCTGGCCTTGCGGGTTGAGAAGGATGGCGAGGGTGTCACCCAGCGCGCACTGATGTGCGACAGCGATGGCCTGTGGCTGGCCAAGGACCGCAGCGGAAAGCTGGAGGCTTGGGAAGCGCCGGACCTGAGCGCCATCATTGCCAAGATCGGAGCAAAAGCATGAGCGACCTTAAAACACTGAGCGCCGAGTGGCTGAGCCACAAGACCACCGAAGAGAAGGCGGTCACTGAGCGCCGCAAGATTGAGGACCAGATTGTCAAAATGCTGGCGCTGCCCGAGGCTTTCGAGACCACCGAGACTGCCGAGCCGCAGGGCTTTGTTGTCAAAATCTCGGGCCGCATCGACCGCAAGGTCGACAGCGACAAGCTGCAGGAGCTGGCCGCTGAGCACGGCTTGACCGAGCACCTCAGTCGCCTATGCAGGTGGAAGCCTGAAATAAACATGTCGGCTTGGAAAGCCGCCGACGCATCAATCACTGGGCCTTTGGCCGGTGCTATTACGGCCAAGCCTGGCCGCCCTTCTTTCAAAATCACTACCAAGGATTAAACATCATGGCTTTTTTAGACACCGCATTTGACGTTAACGAGTTGCCAAAAGGCAACACCAACAACTTCGAGCCATTGCCGTCTGGCTGGTACACCACCAACATTACGCAAGCCGAGATCAAGGCCACTAACGATGGAACCGGCCAATACATCAAGTTGCGCTATGACATCACGGGTCCGACGCACCAAGGCCGGGTTGTGTTTGGAAACTTGAACATAAAGAACAAGACTGCCAAAGCGGAAGAGATTGGCCGTCAGCAACTGGGTGAGATCATGCGTGCAATCGGTTTGACCCGTGTCACCGACACTGATCAATTGATTGGCGGCAGCTTGTCAATTAAGCTGGAGATTCGCCCAGAGCGTACAGATACGACAAGTGGCAAGACCTACGAAGCCAGCAATGACGTCAAGGGATTTCGCTCGGTAAATGGTAGCGCCGCGCCGATGTCCTCTGTCCCATTTGTCTCGCCCGCTACTGCGCCGGCAGCGACTAGCAAGGCTTCCCCACCTTGGGCCAAAAAGTAAAAATAAAAAAGCCCCGGCAACTTACGAAGCCGGGGCAAAGTGCTTGAACAACACGAGGAGAAACAACAATGTCAATTATAAAGCAACACCGGCCAAGTCACGTTATGGAACGTGGCGAGTATCTAAGCCGCGCCCGTGAATTTTGCCCACGCGGGTCAGATTTGCCTCAAGCCAAGCTGAACAAAGAAAAGGTCTTGTTTATTCGTAGCGCAGCGGTACAGCGTGAGAATTTGCGCAAACACATTAGCGACAACCTAACCACCAAGGCGCTGGCCGAAAAATTTGGCGTTACTGAAAGAACGGTTGAGAAGGTCTTGCAGCGTTACACATGGGTGCATGTATGAGCAAACTACCTGAGCCAGGTCATACGATTCAATCGATGATTGACCAATACCACGAGAGCAAGCCGGACGAGCCAAGGCCGCATATGGGCTGCTCCGCATTGGGCCATGCGTGCGACCGGTGGCTGTGGCTGTCCTTTCGCTGGGCTGTCCAGCCCCAGTTCCCTGGCCGCATCCTGCGCCTTTTCCGCAGGGGCCAGATGGAGGAGGCCACCATCGTCTCGGACCTGCGCGCCATCGGCGTGGATGTGCGCAACACCAGCGCCCAGCAGACCCGAGTTGACCTGGGCTGCCACGTGTCCGGCAGCCTGGACGCCATCATTGAGTCTGGCGTGCCTGAAGCGCCCAAGAAGCGCCACGTGGCCGAGTTCAAGACCCACAGCGCCAAGAGCTTTTCTGACCTGGAGAAGAACGGGGTCGAGAAATCAAAGCCCGAGCACTTTGTGCAGATGCAGCTTTACATGCACGGCACCGAGATCGACCGGGCTTTGTACTTGGCGGTCTGCAAGGACGACGACCGCATCTACACCGAGCGCCTGGCCTACGACAAAGCTGTGGCGCTCAAGGCCATCGAGCGTGGCCACCGGCTGGCGCTGGACGACCGCATGCCGCCGCCGATCAGCACGGACCCGAGCTGGTATCGGTGCAAGTTTTGCGATGCGCATGAGTTCTGCCATGAGACCAAAATCACCAAGCACGTGAACTGCCGCACCTGCGCGCATAGCACGGCCAAGCCTGACAGCACCTGGCACTGCGCGAAGTGGGACGACATCATCCCAGTTGATGCCCAACGCAAGGGCTGCGAGTCGCATGTCTTACACCCTGATCTAGTGCCTTGGCAACGCAAGGATGGGCCAGATGAATACACAGCGGTTTATCAAATTGATGAAGTAACCGTGGCAAATGGCGATCCTGAGCAAGAAGGCGTTTTTGCCTCGACTGAGCTGCTGGCCAATGCTGCGGCGTGTGGCGCCAAGGGGTGGGCGCAGTTGCATGATATGCGCAAGCAATTTGATGGGCGGGTGGTTAGGTGAACTACCAGCAGCACTATGACCGACTAATCGAGCGAGCGAGAATCCGAGTCATTGACGGCTATACAGAGCGCCATCACGTTATCCCCAGATGCTTGGGTGGCGGCAATGATAAAAGCAACATTGTCAGGCTTACCCCAGAAGAGCATTACGTCGCACATCAGCTTTTGGTGAAAATGAACCTAGGGAATCGTAAGTTGGTACACGCGGCGTTTATGATGACAATGGGGCGCAGCAATAATAAGTTGTACGGGTGGTTGAGGCTGGCAAATGCAGAAGCGATAGGCAAGACACAGAAGGGATTGAAACGTTCCGAAGAAACTCGCGACAAACTAAGCGCGGCAAAAAAGGGAAACAGTAACGCTCTAGGGTCTAAGCACTCAAAGGAGACAAAAGCAAAGATTGGCGCAGCAACCAAAGAGAGCTATTCCAAGACGCCCCGCCATCACTCCGACGAAACCAGAGCAAAAATTAGTGTGGCGGCTTTTGGCCGTGTTGCCTCGGACGAAACCATCGCGAAAATGAGGCGTCGTCGTCACTCCGCAGAATCCATCGAAAAAATGAGAGAGGCTTCGCTTGGGAATTCTTACTCCAAGGGATTTAAGCCAAGCGAGGAGTCAAGGGCCAAAATGAGCGCGGCCCAAACAGGCAGGCGACACTCTGCCGAAACCCTTGCGAAAATGAGAGCGTCTGGGAAAGCGAGGTTTGCAAAATGATACTCAGACCATATCAGGAACGTGCAGTTTCAACGCTATACGAATGGTTCGAGAGCAACCCCACCGGCCACCCCGTGCTATCCATGCCAGGCGGCTCCGGAAAATCGGTGGTGATCGGAGCCATCGCAAGGGACGCTTTGCAGAACTGGCCTGAAACGCGCGTGCTGATGGCAGTGCATAGTAAAGAGCTTATCGCCCAAAATGCCGACAAACTACGCAAGATGTGGCAAGACGTGCCACTCGGTATTTACAGCGCCAGCCTGAAACAACGCAATCTCGGTGAGCCTGTGACCTACGCAGGAGTTCAATCAATCTACAACAAGGCCGCGCAAATCGGATTTATAGACCTTTGCATTATCGACGAAGTGCAGGCCGTATCGCACAAAGACACAGGGATGTATCGCAAGTTGATAGCCGACCTCATGGTGATCAATCCAGCCATGCGACTTATAGGGCTTTCAGCTTCGCCTTACCGTTTAGGTCACGGACTGATTACCGAAGGCTATGATGCTATTTTTACCAGCATCATAGAGCCCGTCGGTATTGAAGAGCTGGTATTCAAAGGCTATCTGGTGCCGCTGAGATCAAAGGTCACAACCAAGAAGCTAGACGCGACTGGACTCCACAAGCTAGGTGGCGAATACAAGTCATCAGAAATGGAAGCAAAGTACAACACCAGAGCCAACAACCAATCAGTTGTCAGTGAGCTTATTGAGAAGGCATCCGAGAGAAGCCATTGGTTGATTTTCTGCTCTGGCATCAAGCACTCAGAAAACATCGCCGCAGAGCTGAATTCAAAAGGCATAAAGGCCGCATCACTGAGCAGCCACAACAGCATGGATGAGCGCGAGGAACTGTTGCGCCAGTTTGAAGCTGGCGAGATTCGTGCACTGTGCAACGTCGGGATTCTTACAACGGGTTATGACTTCCCTGCGCTTGATTGCATTGTATTCCTACGATCCACAATGTCGCCGGGTTTGTATTTGCAAATGGCCGTCCGGGGTATGAGAACGTCTGCTGGAAAGGCTGACTGCCTAGTCCTCGACTTTGCTGGCGTTGTCCAGGTCCACGGCCCCATCACCGCCGTCCAGCCGCCACGTAAGGCTGGGCCCGGCAATGGCGAAGCACCGGTGAAGGTATGCGACAACTGCGGCGAGCTGGTGGCGATCTCTTGCATGGTGTGCCCGGCCTGTGGCCATGCTTTCCCACCCAGGGAACTGCCGAAGCTGGCGCTACGGGGCGACGACATTATGGGGCTGGAGGGTAACGATCTTGAGGTGACAAGCTGGTCATGGCGCAAGCACATTAGCAGGGCAAGCGGCAATGAGATGCTGGCCTGCACGTACTATGGAAGCCTGAGCGATAAGCCAGTGTCCGAGTACTGGCCGATTATGAACGACGGCTATGCCGGTCAAAGATCGCGTGGCCAGTTGGCGCAAGTAGCGCAGCAGGCAGGTTCTGTCATCGACTACGGCGCGTCTGATCTTGAGGATATTGCGGCATCAATGAACGCTGGCAAGCCGCCACGTTTTATTGAGTTTAAGCTGGACGGGAAATTTTATCGTGTTTTGAAAAGGAGCTGGGAATGACTGAAGTAAACGAACAAATGCTAAGAGCGCAAAAACTGAAAAACTGCAAGATGTGCAAGCGAGACGCCGAGCCGACTGGAGGCGTAGAGGTTTGGTCTAAGTGGTACTGCTCAAAGTGCTGGGCTAAGGCGCTGTATCGGGGCGCGAAATGAGCCGCCCACCGGAACCAGATTTTGTAGCCGCTTGGCGCAGCTCGCAGAGAGCGCCGAAATGCTGCCACACCTGCGAGCATTACGGCGTTGACGGGCTATGCGTCACGTTCTTTATGGAGCCACCGGCGGACTTTGCGGCCACCGTTGGCGCCTGCGATGACTGGGAGGAAGAATGTCCGTTTTAAACAACACACCAACAGAGCATTACGAACAGCGAGAACTGGTGTCGTGGTTTCGCAAGTCTTATCCAGGCGTGCGCATCTTTGCTATTCCGAACGGCGGGCAGAGAAGCATGGCTGCGGCCGGCCGGCTAAAAGCTGAAGGCGTGTCATCTGGCGTGCCTGATCTTTTTATTCCAGCCTGGAAGCTATGGATTGAAATGAAGCGCGTCAAAGGCGGTAGCGTCAGAGCAGAGCAAAAAGACTGGATTGTTTACCTTGAAGAAGTGGGTTATTGTGCTAAAGTGTGCAAAGGCGCTGAGGATGCAAGGCGACAAATAATTGACTTCAAGGAAAAAATTACATGAGCAAAACCCCGTTCTTTTCGATTAGAATTCCGCCGGAAATTGGCGCAGAGTTGCGCAAGGTTGCGGATACGAACACCCGCACGCTGGCCGCGCAGATTTTGCATTACGTTAAGCAAGGCTTGGCCAGTGAAAAAAAGTAGACGGACAAAGCCGCACGATGTTGCGGTTGGTTAGGGTTTGTCCCTATGTGTGAAATTGTGCGTATGTGTGTTATAGTAGAGACATCAACAACCAGGAGCTAATAATGAAAATTATCAAAACGACAATCAACTACATGGGAATTGAGATAGAAGTAACGGCAGAGGTGGATGCAGGCGAGGCGCGTACATGGGACGAGCCTGGCTGTGCAGCCGAAGCAATCTTGATGACCGCCGAAGTGGGCGGCGTTGATGTTATGAGCATCCTTAGCCAAGAACAGCAGACGGCTATAGAGGCCGAGATAGTAGAAGAGGTGATGGCATGAACGCCCGGACTGAATCAGTGCTTGGTTTTCTATTGGCCGTCGCCATTGGGCTTGCCCTCGCAACTCTTTTATTTTTTGGACTATCAGCATGAACAGCCTCCTAAAACTTTTCAGAAAAATAACGCCAATTGAGTGCGTTGTGGCCGAGCTTGTTGAAGCCGAACACGCTTTGCTACGCGCCGAGACGGGTGTTGAGTACGCCCAAGCGTTGGTGGCATACAACAAGTCCCGGGTAAAGCGCCTGAGCGCATATGTAAAAGAACAGGAGGCAGCATGAGAGTGCTTATTGCTTGTGAGTACAGCGGCACGGTACGCGACGCATTTATTAGCGAGGGACATGAGGCCGTTAGCTGTGACTTGTTGCCTACCGATGTGCCAGGCCCTCACTATAAGGGAGACGTTTTCGACGTCATTAACGACGACTGGGACTTGATGATTGCGCACCCGCCGTGTACGCACCTTGCTGTGTCCGGAGCTAGGCACTTCGCGGCCAAGATAGCGGACGGCAGGCAGCAGGCGGCGCTTGATTTTGTGCAACGGCTACTTGACGCGCCGATTGCGCTCATTGCGCTGGAAAACCCAGTATCTATTATTAGTAGTCGAATCCGAAAGCCCGATCAAATCATTCAACCATGGCAGTTTGGCCACGGCGAAACCAAGGCCACTTGCTTGTGGCTTAAAGGCTTGCCACTGTTAAGACCGACAAACATTGTCGCAGGCCGCGAGGCGCGCATACACCGTATGCCACCTAGCCCAAATCGTTGGAAACTTAGATCAACCACATTCAAAGGCATTGCTGAGGCAATGGCAGCACAATGGTTTTAAAGGAGGCAGCATGACTAAGTATTGTGACGGCACAACCGCGCTAACGCCGTGCCCACACCCCGAAGACTGCACGGTTTCTTGTGAGTTCAATGATGCCGTGGTGCTGCGCCGCCTCAAGCCATACCCCCACGTCGTGCCGACCGATCTGATTGAAGCCGACCGCGAGGAAGGCTCAAAGATCGCCCGCCGTCTGATCGTGGCCATCAAGGTCTTTTTGTTTCTCTGGGTGGTGCTCATGGCCATGTCGGGGATGTTTTTATGGAGCCTTTTTATATGACTGATGAAGATACTGGCGGGCCAGCGTTCCCAACTGGCACGGGCGTAACGCCATACGCACCCGGCATGCTGCTGCGAGATTACTTTGCTGCCAAGGCGCTGCAGGGGCTGCTTTCCGACACCAGCATCAAAGGCGCTGTTTTGGAATTTGCTGCACGGTCTTATGCCATGGCCGACGCCATGCTTGCCGCTAGGGAGGTTAAATGACTGACAAAGAAATCATGCAGCAAGCGCTGGATGCGCTGGAAACCGTAGACTCCCTAGCACATTACGGGCATGGTATTGATGAAGCTAGAGAAGCTCTACGCCAAGCCATTAAGCAAGCAGAGAAGCAAGAGCCTATAGCGTGGCTTTGGAATGATATTGACGGGGAAGGATGTATAGATACAGAGAGACCTGACCCAACGTCAGATAACGTGTACTGTATGCAGTCGCTGTTCAACACACCCGTTAGGCAAGCGTGGATTGAACTAACAAAAGAAGAAGCTGCTGACTGCTGGTCAACTGAAGCCGTCAGAACTTGGCATGCACTTGAAGCCAAACTCAAGGAGAAAAACAATGGCTAAACTAATCGACTTCCCCCTCGGAATCAACGAGGGCGAGACGCGCCTAGACATTGACCCCGACAAGGTGCTTACCGGAGCAGTGGGCAAGCTGAGCGAAGTGGTGATCGTGGGCTACGAATCGGACGGCTCATTGTATTTTGCAAGCACCCGAGCCAATGGTCCGGATGTTTTGTGGCTACTTAAACAGGCCGAGCAGCGCTTGCTGGCCATTGAACGGGAGAATAGAAAATGACTACGAAGATTCTTGCAAGGAGCAACACATGATATTCACAGACTGGATACACCGGTTTGCCCTCGACACGCTAACCTCACAGGACTTGGCTCGACTACACGCCGCCTTTGAAGCGGGTCAAGACCACGAGCGCGAAGCCTGCGCAAAGGTGTGTGATGACATTAACGCCGAATATGGCGGCGAGGATGTGCTGGCGACTTGGTGTTCCGAAGCAATCAGAGCAAGGAACCAAGAGTGAACTGCCCCATTTGCAACACATGGACTGAACAGATTGATACACGCAAAAGAGCAGGCAGTATTTTTAGGCGATACGAGTGCGCCAACTTGCACCGTTTTACAACCAAGGACGACGATGTGATAAGCACTCACGAACAAAAACGAGGGCGCGGACGGCCCCGCAAGCCGACGCACACCATCAACTCAAGCAACACCATCGCCGTCTCGACTGACACGTACTGGATACCCCTCGACGCTGACACACCGCGCAACGTCAAGATACAACTGCTGACCAAGGCAGGCGTTGCCATGTACGGCAACCTGACCGGCGACATTACTTTTTTCACGCACTGGTGCCCGCTACCCAAGAAAAGGACTGACAATGTTTGACCTGATTCGCTTCGACCACAATTCA